TTACGCGACTAAAAAAATATTTTTGATTTTCTCAAAATTTCTCTCAGCCAGTGCTTCCATCTGATGTGTATAAACTTTCAGAGTAATATCTGGACTTTCATGTCCAAGGAGCTTGGAAATTGTCACAATGTCAACCCCGTTCAAAATCAAAAACGAAGCGTATGTGTGCCGTAATGAGTGATTTCTGACTTTCCTACCCACAATTTTCTTAATCAGTTTATTGCAAGCTGAATTAGATACACCAAAGCATACTCTATTCTTGATATTAGCTTGCCAATGATTTTTCTTATATTCTCGAAGAATGTCTATTGTATTTGAATCAATTGGAACTTTTCTTTTTGATGACTCATTCTTCAGATCTGCAAAATCTTGAGTATTCGAGTAATCAAAACTCTTGTTTATATCCAAAATGCCATTTTTGAAATCTATATCGTTCCAGGTTAGCCCCATAGCCTCAGAAAAACGCAGTCCTGTGACTGCAAGAAGGTAAAGAGTGAAATAGGATACATATTGGATATTCTCTCTTGTAAGGGCCAAGAGAGCCTTATATTCGCACTCCTCTAAAAAATCTTCCTCTTCATTTTTTGGCTCTATCTGAGATTTCACTTTTGCACCTTCTGCAAAATTAAAGGTAACAACCTGTTCCCTTACAGCAACTTTCATAGCCCCTTTTATTTGATAGTGGAATTTCTCAAGAGTTTCTTGGGCATATTTCTCGCCAAACTCATTCAACTTTTTTTGGTAGTAAAGCGGTGTAATATCTTTGACCTTCAACTCTTGGAAATAGTTCTTGATGTGCTTAAAGTTTTTTGAATAGGTTTCCCAAGTCTTATCTTTTACATACGGACGCTTATAGACTTCTGACCAGGTCTTGACAAAGTCATATAGAGTTACTTCGTCATTTGTCAAGATGTTTTGGGTCAATTTCTTTTCAATTTCGATTGCTGCCGCCTGAGCAAGCTTCTTGGTCTTAAAACCACCTCTCTCCTTCCGTTTATATTTTCCATCTATGGTTTTGTAGGAAATACGGTATTCCCACAGCCCGTTCTCTCTTTTTCGATATGATGCCATTTGTTTTTTACCTCATTTTCTGATAAAATGGGTATAGTAAAGAGACCTACTGCAAAGCAGGTTTTTACTATACGAACTTGCCTTACGCTCTCCTCGACCAAAATTTGAGCGTAGGGCTTTTTTATTTATTTCTTAACCTTATTTTTCAAGGCGGTTTCTATTGCTATCTTCAGTTCTAAGATGGCTTGTTTATCTTCTTTGACAAATGTGACTGTATTCTCATCCTTAACAGCATCAAAGACACCACCTTTTGTATCTGCTGATCCAGGATATACCAATTGTAAATATCCAACCGTTGCCCCTGGCTCTTTTAATTGATATGCAGTTATTTCTGATAACAAAATTGATTTTTCGCCATCAAGTCCATGTAGAAGCATATTTGACATGTTGCTTTTTCTTGCAATTCTGATAAAGTAGTCATCTATTCTTACTATCGTCTTTGATTTCTTAAACTCAAAAACTCGCTCGTTTGGCTCAGCTGTAAAAATTTCTACTTCAGGTTCTTTGTCTTTGCCACCAAATAATGCCATAACAACTATCTTCCTACCCTGCTTTTATTCGTGATTCAGGGGAGCACGTATTTTATCCAACTAAATTCAAATACTCTTCCTTAATCATAGCCTCATCAGCTATGGTCTTTAATTTGTACTTTTCCATAAAGACCAGGTAATTGAATTGAGTGTGGTCTTCAGCGATTTCCAATTCTTCCTTCAAAAGATGATGGATCATATTCCTATTTGCGTCGAGTTCACATCTCTCTCTAAAAAGCTGATACTGATATGGAAAGTGATTTTTATGCTGTAACTCATGTAGGGCGACTTGTTTTTGTTCTTGCTCAGACAGATTCACATCAACCCCTAAGACCTTGGTTATTGGATTGTAAAATCCCGAACTATGCCAGTCGCTGGCATCGAACAGGCACAATTCAACTCCAAACTCTTTACAGAGTTGGTCTAGTTTCATAGGCAATCAATCCTTTTGTTTATTTTTGAAGTGTGCAGACAGGACTGCTGTAATAAAATCTATATCATCTTCATCAAGTGGCTTACCATCAAATAGCATGGTATGGGCAGCTGCTTCTCTCAGATCCACAACTTGACCGTCAATGATAGCTGTCTCATCGCTGGCAATTCGTGGATTATCTGTTAGACCTAGTAGATAATCTAGTGAGACATTAAAATACTGTGCAATTTCTTTTGGTTTACCCATCTTAGAATTTTCATTCAAGCTATACAGAGAATTACGACTGTAGCCAAGTGTATCTTCTAAGTCATTAAGAGACATTCCCTTTTTATTACTGAGTTCACGTATCCTATCAATTAAAACAGACATATCGTATCCTTTCTAAGGCATACGAAAAAAATATTTTAAAACTAGATATAAAATTCTTGACAAAAATTAAAACTAGGTTTAAAATAATATTCGTAAGCTAAAGAGTTAGCGAACAAGACAACTAAAAAATAAAGCCTAATAAAACTGATTGGCGTCTGCTTTCTTTAGGTCAAACCTTACTTTTAGTAGGTCTTTTCTCTATGCTCTTATTCTAAAACTAGATTTAAAAAAAGTCAAGAGATTAGCTAACTTTTTAGCATAAATTTTAAAAAGGAGGAAGAGAACAAGATGAGTGAAAATAAAAAAACACTACCAATCAAATCTTTAGAGATTAGGATTGACAGTGATTCAAGTGTTCCACAAATCGTTCTAAACGGTATTGACTTTAAAGCTGAGAAAATCGGCTTAAAAGGTTTGGAAATAGTTTGGGGAAGCAAAGAAGATGAAGTTCCCGAGACGCTTATTCAAGTTGACTATATGCAACTTGATAATAAGGGAGTTTTCCAAGAAATGTCGGTTGCACAATCATTTTCAGGAAGTTTACTTAGTAAATAAATTTGGAAAAGAAAGGAAAAAATATGAGCAAACAACATAAAAAATGGATTCAACTTGTAAAGGACAAGCTGAATGAAGAACAGATGACACAAACACATCTAGCTCGTTCTTGTGGTGTTGCTAAGGCAACTATCTCAGAATTGCTGAAATATGGCAAAGGGAGCGACAAACTCAAAAATAGGGTATCTGATGTATTACACATAGATGAGAGCTGGACGAGGTTGGAGGATTAAGAATGAACGAAATTTTTGTTTTTCACGGGCAGGAAGTCCGTACTGTAACCATTAACAACGAGCCTTGGTTTGTTGGGAAAGACGTGGCTGATATTTTAGGCTATTCAAAATCACGAAATGCGATTGCACTCCATGTTGATGAGGATGACGCCCTAAAACAGGGCATCACAGACAATTTAGGTCGCATGCAAGAAACTATTATCATCAATGAATCAGGTCTCTATTCACTGATTTTATCCAGCAAGTTGCCACAGGCCAAAGAATTTAAACGTTGGGTCACTAGCGAGGTATTACCACAGATTCGCCAACAGGGGGCTTATGTACCTGAAAATCTATCAGATGAGGCTTTCATTGCTCTATTTACTGGGCAGAAGAAACTGAAGGAGCAGCAGTTGGCATTGGCTCAAGATGTTGATTATCTGAAAAATGAGCAACCAATTCATCCTAGCTTTGCTCAAGCCTTGCTGAAGAAGAGAAAAGCTCGTGTCGTCGCTTGTCTAGGTGGAATGGACAGTCCAGCCTATGCCGATAAAGTCTTTGCACAGTCGGTCTTTCGACAAGCTGAGATTGATTTTAAAGACCATTTCAATATTAATCGCTATGATATGTTGCCAAAGAAATTTGCTGAAGCGGCATTGTCTTACTGGATGACGTGGGAACCAAGCACCAATACCAAAATGAAGATTTTGGAGATGAATGCTTATGGACTGTAAAACGCAAAAAAAGCCTGACGGCAATCAGGCTCAAATCTAAAGATACAAGAGGATTATATCATGAATGATCTAATGATTCAAATGTTGGACCAGTTTGAAGCTGGGCTAATGGATAGAGCGTTAAAGGTCATGCACGTTGTCATGGACGAAAAACGACGATATCCAATGGAACTAAATAAGTCACAATGTGCGGAAATGTTACTTGGTACGAAGGACACGGGAACTTTTGACTCGAGATTTAATTGTCACAAAGATTTTCCGCGTATACCAAATGCTCGCGAGAAGTACCCTCGTGACGAAGTCATCAAATGGTACCACAATAATTGGCAGAGGACAGCGATATGACAGAAGAATTGATGTTGACAGCTGAACAAGGTTTGGCATTTATTGCTATTTTGACCCCAATCTTAATATGGCTGATCCGTAAGCCGATGAAGATTGAGATTGAAGTCAAAGAGCCTGTGATTGAAGAAAAGCAACCAGAACGGAATTTGAGATACTTGCAGATTCATAGATACTACGGAGGATAGAATGAAATTTTGGGACATGATGAAAAGGTTTTTGAGTGTTGAGGAAGATGACTACATTCCTCAAAATCAGCATGAGCTAGAACGTGAATTGGCTAACGCTAGGCACACAGCTAAGGAATACAAGAAATTGGCCTTACTAAAAAATAAAGAATGTGTCGGTCAGGCTAGGCTGATTGATGAGCTACGCAGACGGATTGACTTTTTGGAGAATGTCAACAAGTGCCAGGCTGATCTATTGGCAGAACGCGAGGTCTAGCTATGGTTTGGATTGTTGCAAAAATTAATAAAAAGGGTCGTGGTCGTAAGCATTATTATAAAAAGATTTTCGATACATGGCAAAAGGCTAGAATTTACCAACAGGACCTTTGGAATATGGGTATTACAGCTGAGATGTGGGAGGAGAAAGATGAATAAGCAATCAACGATCAATTACCTACTCACAGGGCTCATTATTTTGTTGATTTTGGTCTCTGTCGGTTTAATCTATCGGACCGAACAACTGCAAGAGCAGGTATACAGCTTGCAAGGGCAGGTCAATACATACCGGGTATTGATATTCAATTTGTACGGAAAGAATGGTGGATAAGATGGCAAATTTGAAGCAACAGGCATTGGATAAAATGCTAAAGGAAATGGAACAAGAACACAGTCCATCTGAGGACCGTATCCATAACTGGCTCTGCGAGCAAGAGGATGATGAGCTCTTCCAGGGCGTTTTGAAAGAAGGGTACACTATCAAGGCTGCCTTGAAGTATGTCAGCAACAAGGCCAGGGAGTTTGCCCAGAATGGCATGGCTTGTATTCTTGATGAGACAGTCTTTGAATGGGTTAGAGAGTATTTTCTATCCAACAGTAAGGTCGAAAATATCCGTCAGGTACCTGTCGAGCCAGTCAAGAAAGAAAAGCCGAAGAAACAGGAGAAGATAGAAAAGGCAACGGCCACTAAACCTGTTAAACCGGAGAAAGGAGTAGTCGAAAATCAAATGAGCATTTTTGACTTTTTGGATAAAGCATGAAACCAGATCAATGTAAACGTGAAGCAGAGCGAAGATTAAAACCGCCCAAAGATTTTTGGGACTGGTGCTACTCGCAGATAACGACTTACAGGTGGAGCAATAAGACAGAGATAATTGTAGCCAGCGACATGAAGCTGGGTTTCTGTGTCGAAAAAAGGTTGACCAAGGCCTCAAAATTGACTTTCTTTGACAAGTCCTATTTCTTCTCAATCATTCTATCTACGGCCAAACGGATTGAAATACAGTCCTATGTCTTTCATTCTGAACTTAAAGATGGCAAGCAGGACATTGATGTTCGATTGACAAACTTGGAGCGGTTCGAGGGTGGCAAGCACATCAAGATTGGCTGTGCGAATAACGACCAGTACCTGCCATTCCTGATTGAGAATTTTTATGGTGGCGGTCCATATTCTGGCAATAAGTTTTATCCGAACAATTGGAACAAGCAGCTGAAGACGGCTTCTGAATTAAAGTACATCAAATTTGACAGGATTGGTTACCATCAAATTGAACGCTTGTACAAATATCGATATGAGATTGAATTTGCTCAGAAAATCGGTGCAAATCGTTTGGCCGACGAAATAATGTTTCCATACGCTTTTACTAGATTAGGGTTTAAAAAATCGGTGGATATGCGTACTCTTAATCGTCGCTGGCTACAGAAAAACAAGCAATTTTTCAAAAATTCGGACCGCAGTTTCAGCGAATTCGAACTGGCCCGTAGAATTGGCCAACGAAATGGAAAGCTTGTCCCAGGTATAGAAAAACACTTGGACTACCAGGATATCAAGCACATTCCAGCAGGTGTCGGGATCAATAAATTTCAAAATTGGGTTATTAAAAACCGGATAGATTTTCGTGAGTATAAAGACTATCTGAATATGCTTATTGAAATGGGCATAGACCCAGAAGGTGACGCGATGATTGTACCCAAGGATTTTGTTGCCATGCACCGGCACACCGTTGAGCTCTATAATCAATTCCTAGAAGAGCAACGTAGACTTCAGCGAGCAGAACGAGACCGTGCTCAGAGAGAACGTGAGAAGCAACTTGAAGCCGAATTTAAGCGTCGAGATGCTTTTGATATGACACTGGCAGGGTACACTTTCCATGTGCCGTCGCGAGTTGCTGAGTTGATTTACGAGGGTAAGAAACTACATCATTGCGTCAGCTCATATACTGAACGGCATCTCAAGGGGAAAACAATGATTGTCTTTGTCCGGCTGGCTAGCAAGCCTAACACGCCACTCTATACACTTGAGGTCAATCTGGGGCAGATTGTCCAGTTTAGAGGTAAGTACAATAGGGACGTCCCTGAAGAAGTTTGGAACGTTGCTAAGGATTGGCTAGTATCAACAAATCAAGTAAATGTGGCATAGGAGGTAGAAATGGCAAAGAAACAGAAAAAGAAAATCTTTTTTTGGCTCAAGCTAGACCAGAATTTTTTTAAGAATTTGGCTATCAAACAGGCTCTACGAATGCCTGGTGGAAAGGACATGATTATTGTATATCAGATGCTCATGTTGGAATCTTTATCTACGGACGGCGTCATCTACTACGAAGGAACATTGCCAACGCTTGAAAAAGAACTAGCCGTCCGCCTAGATGTCAAGGAAGAAGAGATCCAGATGACCATGGCATACTTTAAGAATGTTGGACTTGTGCAAGTCGATGACGATAACAATGCTGAAATGCTGCAAGTACCCGCTCTAATGGAACAGGAAACCGATTGGGCGAGATATAAACGTGAGCAGAGAAGAGTATTAAAATTGGACAATGTCCAACATGTGTCCAACAACAGTCCAATAGAGTTAGAGAAAGAGTTAGAGCAAGAGATAGATATAGAGCAAGAGATAAAGTCAGAAGTAGATATTGTTAAATCTGCTACTGAATTAAATATTTACGAATATTATCAACAAAGAATAGGTTCCTTGGACGGCTATCAGTATGAGAAACTGAAAGATTACTTAGATATTGATAGGCTTGAACCTGAACTTGTCAAGAGAGCTATTGATAGAGCAGCAGACAATGCTAAGCGTAATTTTGGCTACGTCAATGCTATTTTGAAGAACTGGACCCAGAATGATATTAAGACCATTGTCCAACAGGACGAGGAGCAACGAAACTTTGTCGATAGGAAAAGCAACTCTTTTCAAAATGGAAATACTTCCCAGCCAAGAAAAACTAACATTCCTGACTGGGCCTTGGAAGAAATTGAGCAAGACAACTCAGAAGAAGCCATGCAACGGATGCAGGCTTTGAAGGCTAGAATGTTAGCCAACGAAAAAGATGAACCTGTGCCAGAATGGGCTGAAAAAGTTTTAGCAAGCCAACAAACTGCCGAGGGGCAGGCTAAGTTGGCAGAGATTTACGCTGAGTTGGAGGATATGGAAAATGGTGAAACTTAAACATGGTTCAATGAAGGCTAGACCTTTCATTCGAGAGGTACGGGTCAGCTGTACGGGAATTGATATTTTCTATGGCAATGAGCGACAGGCTATGCGGTTTGCTAGTCGTGCAGCTGCTATCCATGTTTCAAGAGCCTTGAAAGATTATGGCAATTTTTATTTGATTGAGGAGGAATGATGGACGGTGTTGATAGACTTTTCGCGATGCAGAGCTGGTCCGTAGCCAACGACTGCATTATTCGGATGTCGGACAAAGTCCGACTGATGAAGTTACCTGACAATGAATTTCGTCAGGAATTAGATCGGATGACAAAGTATTGTCAGGACAATAAATACAAAGGAGTTACAAATGGCATATAAGGGAATCAAGCTTATCCCAAATAGTCTACAAATTGAAATCAACTTGGCAAGTCTACTGAGCGAACATCAATTTTTGCAGGAAGAAAAATTAAGAACCTATGCGGAAATTGAAGAATTAGAAACCAAGATTGAGCAGCTTGAATCTGATAAGGAGCGACTGCGTGAGATAGCTGTCGGATTAGCGGACAAACTCTGGGAACTAGAGTGGGACATGACTAGAAGCTCTGCTATGTCCCAGAAAGCAAATCGTAGAAAGTGGGGTACAAAATGAATCTAAATTATCGGGACTTGCATATCGTAAAACACGCAATCCAGACACACATGGCTAGGGCCAATCCTAGAGATGGAGACCTGGAACAAGAGGGGCGACTACTTGGTCGCGTAACAGCAGAGATTGAAGCACTGAAAGAAAAATTCAACGGCAATGGCTGTGGTTGCAGCTAGGAGGAAGACATGGCAAAAAATATTATCGGACTAGATTTATCTAGCATTGCAGACGGCGGTCTGCAGGAAAAACTCAACAACGAATTGGCACGGGTCATCGAGAACATCTTGGACCCCAATACTGATCCGACGGTCAAGCGGGAAGTGTCTATCAAGCTGGTCTTGAAACCGAATGACCAGCGGAACTCTGTCGACACTATCATGGAAGTCAAATCTAAATTGGCTCCGCAAGTCAAGCTATCGACGACTATCTTAGTCGGTCAAAATTACGAGACAGGCGAAATCCATGCGAACGAATTGCTGAGTGCAATGCCTGGTCAAACATTTTTTGATAATGACGCAGTATTGCGGACTGATACAGGCCAACCTATCGACGAAATAGAAAAAGAAGACAGTCCAGCAATCATTGATTTTAAAAAGAAAGTAGGAAACTAATATGTCAGAAATTACAAGAGATGCACTTGAGTACGCAGTTGAGCTACACGAAATGGCTCGTGAAACTATCACCAGCGAAAGTGGAAAAGAATATTATGATGCCAATGCCCACAGCTATCGTGAACTAGAGCCCAAACGCTATCCAGCAGCCCTCAATCTTCGTACCCTCGCAAGTCTAGTAGATTATCTCAAGTCTGGCTTGGACGAACTGAAGAAACAGCAATTGATTGTGCTGGTGGAAGATCCAACAACCGTTTGTGTCTATTCTGAAAATGACGAATTAGAGAATCGGACCAAGCTAGTCGAAGTTGTGGCCACGCTACCACATATCACGCTTGAGCAATTTATGCCGCAAGAAGCCTTTATCATTCAGGCACAGGCTGGTTTTGTCGCAAATGAAGACAGAGCCGCTATGATTAACTTTGCAAGTCACTTGGAAATCAAAGAAGGGTCTGAAGTTGTTGACAATGGTGTGTCCCAGGTTGCTACGGTCAAAAATGGTGTCGCATCACTAGCCAAAGGCATAGTGCCAAATCCAATCCAACTTGCTCCCTACCGAACATTTACCGAAGTTGTTCAACCCGAAAGCCAGTTTGTATTCCGCATCAATGGTCGGGCCCAGTTGGCACTCTTTGAAGCTGACGGAGGGGCATGGACCTCGGAAGCTGTCAACAATGTAGCTGCCTACCTCAAAGAAAAGCTGTCAGAGCAGGAGCATTTGACTATTTTAGCGTAAGGAGGTGGGTAGATGAACGGTTATGAATTTATGGCACGACATCCGTTTCTGACCTTCTTCTTGGTACTTACAGTCTGTCATTACTTTTCGGAATGCATCAAGTATTTAACTGGATACACGGAGGAAACAAATGAACAAACGGATCAAGAAGAAAAAAGCTAGGCAGGCACTTCAGCGTGAGCAAGAGTTACTGGAGCAGGAATTGTCGAAATTAAGCCCTAGTGACCTCGAAGAGCTGAGCGAAGTTGTCAGTCAGGTAGTACGGGGACTCAGTCAAGCTATCATTCAGGTTTCAGAAGCCTTGGCTGGCACCATAGTTTCAATATCAAAAATATGGGAGGGAATCATTGAAGAAACTGAGCGACAGAGAACTCAAAACGCTAGACGAGGAATTGTTCAAGTTCCGAGGTATCCAGCGAACCATAGATTTACGAAGACTGGAGTTGACAACAAGAAATCCAGACAGCCAAGGTGGTCCCTCAATCGGAATCAGCAAACCTACAGAAAACATCGCGGTCAAGCTCGCAGATGATCCGACACTGAAGTTTCTGGAAGGCTTCAAGGAGATTGTGGACAAGCTATTGGCTAGCTTAATCGATGAAGACAAGGAAATCTTTAATCTACGTTGGCAGTACCCACAACTACGCTGGGAAGAAATTGCAGACCAGAAGTTCATGAGCCGTGCTACTATCTACCGTCGTAGAAGAATCATTTTGGAGCAATATGCAATATTGAAGGGTGAGCTGTAAAATGAGAAAAAAAGTACCTTGTATTCTCACAGAAAACGATTTATTATTGTAGCATGAACTTCTGAAAACAAAACGCAGTCAACATTCTGGGAGATATCCTTAACTTTTAAAGAAAGAGTTGTTTCAACAGAAGTCATAGAAAGTCAGTCCTAAAGGCTGGCTTTTTCGTTTAGCTGAAAGGAGGTGAGACCATGAACAGAATGGATCCAATTACTGACAGAGATGTTATCCATGAAATTGAAGACTATTTGAGAGAATGGAATGAGATGTATTACCTACTCTTTGAAACGGCTTTATATACTGGATACAGAATCACAGATATCCTGAACATCAGAGTAAGGGATGTGCAAGGATGGGATATCAAGCTCAGGGAAAGAAAGACTCAGAAACTCCGCGAAGTCAGAATGACTCCAGAACTCAAGAAATCCATGCGTGCTTTCGTAAAAGGGAAACCTCTTAATCACTTTGTATTTAAGAGCAGACAGGGGAAGAATAAGCCAATCAGCAGACAGCGATTCGACCAGATACTGAAGCACGTTGCCACAGAGCTAGATATCGACAACATAGCTGCACACTCAATCAGAAAGACATTCGGTTTTTTCTATTACCAGAAATTTGATGGAGTTAACGACTTAATGACTATCTTCAACCACTCATCAGAACGAACCACGCTTATCTACATTGGAGACAAACAAGTCACATTTAAGAAGAATATGACTAAGTTTAAAATCTGACTCTTTTTATTTTTTTGGCTATGAAGTTTGTCATATTGAAAAGTTGTCAAACTTAAAAATAAAAATCTTAACAGGTGCAATTATATCAACAATCCAAGGGCTTTCGCTGAGTTTAACAGAATATACAGTATGACAAACTCAAGGGGCAAATTGGTATAGTTTTTGGAGGTACAGAATGATAAAAGAATATCGTGATAATTTTTTAGGAGATTCAGCTACGGATAAACTAAATAAGGATATCAAACATAATCCAGACATTAGATTTAACATTGTTGGGTATTCACAAACAATTCAACAAAATGGACTACCAATTATTCTTTCGAGTATATTGGTTATGTGGGATGAATTTTTTAGTGATGCAGAATGAGAAAAAAGGGTACTTGTTTTCTCACGAAAAAGAGTTTATTATGGTACCATAGATTTCTTGTATGAGAGGGACAGGTCGTTGACTTGTCCTTTTTGCATTGCCAAGGAGGAACGTATGACACATTATTTCAAGCCAGTCAGACAATCCTTGAAGACTAAGAAGTGGGAAAAGTTTCGAGACAAGATGATGAGGAAGTCTGACTACCTATGTCAAGAAAGTTTGAGGTACGGTTTGTCGGTACCAGCTGAAATGATTCATCACATCTTTCCTGTGTCTGAATATCCTGAGCTTGAATTCGTAGAATGGAATTGTTTAGCGTTAACCAATCGCAAACATAATACATTTCATGATAGAGTCAATAATAAGGTTGTCGGCCAGGGAATTTATTGGCAAAAAAAGAGAAAGAAGGAATTTCAAAAATTTTATGGATACCCCCCCACTTTTTGAAATTTTATTAAGCGTCCTGGGAACCGGTGAAGGGAACTTTTTCCAAGTCGGGAGCCGTCAGACAAAAAGGGGGTAAAAACTCAGCGATTTTGTAGAAAGGGGGTTAGTTTTTGGCTAAACCAATTACAGTGAAGTCAATCAAGTCAAAAGTGGTCAAGCAAATGAAAGACTTGGGCACCTATCGAAAAGAATTTGAAATGATCATTGATATCTTTGCTGGGATGTTGTTTCAGTACCAGAAACTAGCTCAAGACTATGCTGACATGGGCTATCCCGTCACAGATGTCTATGTCAACAAAGCTGGTGCTGAGAATGAGCGTAAAGTTCCAATCTTGACTGCAATGGAAATACTCAGAAAAGACATCTTGAGCTATTCAAACCAGCTTATGCTTAACCCAAAATCATTGGGTGAGGTGGTCGAACAAGACAAAGGCTCGCCACTAAAAGAGGTGATGAAGTTCAAGGATGAACTGAAAAAGAAGCGGGTGAAAGATGGATAAAGACTTTGAAAAACGTTTTGCCGATTTTCGCCATGCTACAACCAATCTTGGAAAAGCTAAAGCCTATGTTGATTATGTCCTGAGCTATCAAGAGGAACATAACGAAGAACGGATTTTGGCTGCTGAACGCTTTCTGAGGGATTTAGAAAATCCAGCCTATGAACTTGATGAGGATATAGTGGACTTTGCTGTTCACTTCATCGAGAACTCAATTGTCCACCAGCAAGGAGACGACATGTTTGCCATGTCAATCCGTAACAAGCCTTTGATTTTGCAACCGTGGCAACATTTCACGGTTGTCAATCTCTTTGGGTTCTATCACGCTGGGACAAATGAGCGTAGGTTCAAGGAAGCCTTGATAATGCTGGCACGGAAAAACGGTAAGACCAGTTTTACGGCTGCTATTGCTCTGCTTTATCAGATTTTGGATGCTGATAGTGGGTCAAAATGCTACATTGTGGCAAATTCAGTCAAGCAGGCCTTGGAAGCTTTCAACTTCATCAAGTTCAACGTGGAGCGTTGGAATGATAAGTCTATCCGTATCAAGGACAACAACCAGGAACATTCTATCTCAGCTAATTTTGGAGATGATGGCTCGTTTTATATACAGGCATTGGCCAATGATGAGAGCCGCTTAGACTCTCTGAATGGTAATGTTACTGTGATTGACGAAGCCCACACTATGCGAAACTCCAAGAAGTATGGTCTCATGAAGAAAACAATGTCAGCATACCGAAACAGTATGCTTTTTGTTATCTCTACAGCTGGGGATATTCCAACAGGATTCCTTGCTAACAGGCTGAAATACTGTCAGAAGGTCCTCAAGCAGTTAATCAGTGATGAATCGTTGTTCATTTTCATCTGCAAAGCCAATCAGACTACTGATGGAGATGTTGGAGACTATCTGGATGACAATGTTTTGAAGATGGCTAACCCTTCATGGGGTGTCACGGTGTCCATGCCTGCTTTGAGAGCTGAAGCTGAGCAAGCTATGAACGATCCACAGACCAGGAATGAGTTCTTCAACAAGACTTTGAATGTCTTTACTAACTCTATGAATGCCTACTTCAATCCTGACGAGTTTATCGCTAGTGATGATTGTTATGATTGGAGCTTGGAAGAGCTGGCACGCTTGCCTATTAAGTGGTATGGCGGTGCTGACTTGTCAAGACTACATGACTTAACAGCCGCTGCACTCTATGGAATCTACAGTGACGGCGAGAAAGACATTGACGTCTGTATCACTCACGCTTTCTTCCCTCGTGTCAACGCTCAGAAGAAAGCCAATGATGACGGCATACCGCTTTTTGGTTGGCAGTCGGACGGTTGGTTGACAATGAGCAACACTCCAACGGTACTCTATGATGATATTGTGAAGTGGTTCATTGAGATGAGGCAGAAAGGCTTCAAGATTGCTGCTGTCGGTATGGATAGAAAGTTTGGTCGTGAGTTTTTGAGCAAGATGAAAAAGGCTAAGTTCAAGATGATTGACCAGCCTCAGCTCTTCTATCTGAAATCAGAGGGCTTCAGGCGGATTGAGTTCAAGGTTAAGAATAAAGAGTTTTACTATCTTCATTCTGAGGCCTATGAATACTGTGTCAGCAATGTCAGAGCGATTGAGAAGGTGGACGATGCGGTGCAATATGAAAAATTAGATGGTGACGGTGGTACAGCAAGGATTGACTTGTTCGATGCCAGCGTTTTTGCTTGTATACAGGCTCTTGCTCATCTTGGCAAGAACCAGAATGTGATGCAATTCTTTGATTAGGTGAACCATGAGAGAAATTGTTTTATCTGAACACGACATCAAAGTGTTAATCAACAAAGGAAAAGTAAGAGCAATGCTTGAAGGTGAGGAGATTTTGGTTCGTGAGTCATACAGAAAAGACCTCAGAGCTGAGGTTATCAAGTGGGATAAAGAGATAGTCGATGTCAGTCAGGACATTGTAAGAAATATGCCCTTTAATTCACTCTTTCAAGGAGCTGCACGGTAGAAAGGAGGTGAGAAAGAATGGGTTTCTTTGATAGGTTCCGTAAGAGGAGTAAGTCGCAGTCTACTGTGAGTATGCTTAGTCACTCGGATTTTGGAATTATCTTTGAGGGTGATGGTTATGTGCCGCTTGCTAGGAATCCTGATGTGATATTGGCTGTCAACAAGATTGCTGATATGGTATCGAATATGACCATACATCTGATGGAAAACACAGATAAGGGTGATATTCGCATCAAGGACGGCTTGGCTCGGAAGATTGACATCAATCCTTGTGCACACATGACCAGAAAGACTTGGATTTTCAAGATTGTGCGTGACTTGTTGCTGTATGGCGACGGTAATTCTGTTCTTCATGTCGAATATGACCCTGTGACAGACTACATACTAAACTTGAGACCTTTCCCGATGGATGAGGTCTCTTTTAAGTCCAATGACTTAGACTATGTGATTTGCTACAAGGGTAGGGAATACGAGCCAGATGATGTTGTCCACTTTGCAATCAATCCTGATCCAGACAGCCCTTATGTCGGAACAGGGTATCGGCTGGCTTTGAAGGACATTGTCCGCAACCTAAACTTGGCTACTCAGACTAAAAAAGGCTTCATGAGTGGCAAGAATGTTCCGAGCTTGATTGTCAAGGTCGATTCATCCAGCGATGAGTTGGGCAGTCAAGAAGGTCGTGACAGGATTGCTAAGAAGTATCTATCCACAAGCCAGTCAGGAGAGCCGTGGATTATACCCGATGCACTTATGGAAGTTGAGCAAGTTAAACCGTTGAATCTGAATGACATTGCTTTGAATGAATCGGTTGAAATTGACAAGAAAACAGTGGCTGGACTTTTGGGAGTACCAGCTTTCATCCTGGGTGTTGGAGACTTCAACAAAGAAGAATACAACAACTTTGTCAATACCACCATCATGAGCATTGCCACGACGATTACACAAACACTGACAAGGGACTTGCTAGTGTCTAGCAATCGTTATTTCAAGTTCAATCCACGGTCGTTATACTCTTACGATATTACTGAGTTATCAACGGTAGCTCAGCAGATGACAAACAGTGCGGCCATGCGTCGTAATGAATGGCGAGACTGGGTTGGTATGACTCCCGATCCTGAAATGGATGACATCATTGTTCTTGAAAACTATCTGCCGCAGGGTGAGTTAGGAAATCAGAGCAAATTAAACAAGGAAGGAGGAAATACCGATGCAGAAACGTAAGGCTTACATGGCCACGCAATTTCAAACTCGTGAGGAACAAGAGTCTGGCGATTTGATTTTGAGTGGCTACTTTATCAAGTTTGATGAAGAGACTGAACTTTGGCCTGGTTATTTTGAAGTGATTAAGCGTGAGGGTGTTGAGAAGGCTATTAAAGATGCCGACATCCGTGCCCTATTTAATCATGACCATAGTTTGGTGCTCGGTCGGACTGGAAATGACACAGTGCGGCTCGGTGTTGATGATGTTGGTCTGTTTGGCGATATTATCATCAACAAGGATGACCCACAAGCGGTCGGTGCTTATGCTCGTGTTCAACGTGGGGATGTGATTGGTTGTAGTTTTGGCTTCTTCCCAATCAAAATCAACACGGAAGAGCGTGATGACGGTTCTTACCTGGACACTATCTTAGACCTTGAAATCTTTGAAGTTAGTCCTTGTACTTTCCCAGCATATCCACAGACTGAAATTGCTGCACGTCAGAAGGACTTTGAAAGCCAACTACGTGCAAATCGTGAAATGCTTGATCAGCGTAAAAAAGAAATAAAGGAGAAATTTAAGCTATGAACAAAGCTCTAATTTTTGGTGCTCGTATGCGAGCTAAAGCTACGAAAGTAGTTGAACTTGAAGAGTCCATCAAGGACTTGCAGAAACGTACTGCTCTTGAAGCAGAGAAGTTGGAACGTGCTGAGACTGAGGAAGAGGTGTCAGCTGTTGAGAAAACTCTTGAAGAACTTCAAGCAGAACTGGAATCTAAAGAAGCTGAAAAGGCTGAATTGGAGAAGGAAATCGAGGACCTTCAAAAGCAAATCGATGAACAAAACCGCAAAGCCCCTACTTATGAAGGTGGCGAAGACCGTGGAGGTAAGAAGAAAATGGAAAAACGTGAAGCAGTTGTCGCGTATGTCCGCTCAATTGGACAGAAGCGTGAAGGAGTTAAGACGACAGATGTAGGTGCTATCATTCCTAAAGAAGTCTTGCAACCACAAAAAGAACCTGAGCGTCAGAATCCATTGCTTAATCTCATCCATGTGGTGAATGTGTCAAGCGGCTCGGGATCATATCCAGTTCTCAAAAAGTCTAATCGTAAGATGGTCGAAGTTGGGGAACTTGAAGAAAACCCAGAACTTGGTAAAACTAAGATCACTGAAGTTGATTACAAAATCAAAACCTATCGTGGAGAACTACCACTCTCTCGTGAAGCTATTGAGGATGCTCAATATGACCTTATCGGTATCATGCAGGAAGATATCCAAGATCAAGACGAACAAACAAAATTGGCTCTTGTTGCAGACATCTTGAAAACTGCTACCGTTGTCAACGCTTCTGGATATGACGGCCTTAAAGATATTTTGAATGTCAAAATCAAATCAGTCTACAATAAAGTCCTTGTCGTTACAGACTCAATGTTCAATGCTTTGGATAAAGTCAAAGACAAAGAAGGTCGCTATATGCTGCAACCAGACATCACATCACCTACAGGCTACTCATTCTCAGGCAAGCCTATCTATCCCATCGCTGATGACTTGTTCGGTTCAGAAGGTGATATGAAATACTTTATCGGGGATATTCATTACTTCTTGACATTGTTTGATCGTATGCAGCTCTCTGTTCAGTGGGAAGACAATCATCGTTTTGGTAAGAACCTTGCTTCATACCTACGTTTTGATGTTAAGAAGACTGATGCTGATGCAGGTGTGTTTGGTACTTACACCGATGCTGTTTTGTAAGGAGGTAGTCAATGGATTACAAAGTTATCCGTCCTTTCAAGGACTTAACAGACCCAGACAAACATGATTACGCTTTGGATGAAACTTATCCCCGCGACGGTCACAAACCTTCGGATGAGTTCATCCAAGGTTTGCTGACTGGCTCAAATTCAGCTGGGTCAATCTTTTTGGCTGCAGTTGAATTTGAGCCAGAGCTCCAAGAAGGTGATAAGTCTACTGAAGAAGAGCCAGAGCTTCAAGAAGGCGATAAGTCTACTGAAGAAGAACCTGAACTTCCAGAGGGCGACAAGCCTGCTGATGAATCAGTAGAGAAACCAAAGCGGAAGCGTACCACTAAGAAAGCAGAGGAATAGTCATGGACATTGATCAGCTATTAGAACTGCTTAAACTGAAGCTAGGCATTTCAACCACTCTCAGGGATAAGCCGTTGGAGAAAATTCTTGAAGCCGTTATTTCTGAATTGTCACAGACTTTCGGTGTTGAATTGGATTCTAATAGAGCTGATCATGAGATGTTTGTGGTTGATTTCGCTGCTTATCGCTATGAAGGTGGTGTGGACATGCCACGTCATCTTCAATGGCGATTACATAATCTGCAAGTTTCATCAAAAGGAGATGCTAGCGATGTGGAATCATGAAATCACTCTGATAGCAAAGAAAATCACTGGGAAAGACAAGCTGAAACAAAACATCACAGAGGAACACAAGACAGTCCTGCTGTGTCGCAAGAAGTCAATTACTAGGTCAGAGTTTTACCAAGCTAATCAGGCAGGGATTCGCCCAAGCCTAGTTGTCGATATTCGCAGTTTTGAGTACGACAATCAAGAGCTGGCTGAATTCGGAGGTAAAAGATACCGCATCCTCAAGACCTATCCTGTTGACCTTGAAATTCTTGAATTGACTATGACGGAGAAGCTATTATGAGTAAGGACTTAGCCAATGAGATTGCTAAAGCTTTAGCTGAGTATTCATCCGAGATAGAAGATGAAGTAGACTTTATTGCTGAAGATGTGGCCAGCGAAGCCGTGGACGAACTGAAAGTGACTAGTCCTAAAAGATATGGTAAGTACGCAAGGAATTGGCGGTTTAAAAAGAACGCTAAGGGGTCGTATGTGGTACATAATGCTGCACCAACTTACCGACTTACTCACTTACTGGAAAACAGTCACTTGTTACGAAATGGCGGCCGTAGTAAAGCCCAGCCTCACATCAAACCTGTTGAAGAAAAGGTCAAAGAAAACTTTGAAAAACGGATTAAGGAGCTTGGTCGATGAAGCTATCAGAATTTGCAGAAATTTTGGAACAGGCTGGTTTGCCTGTAACCTATCGAGCATATCAAGAGGGGAATGTCCCTGATATGCCTTACCTTGTGTATTTTGAATCTAATCCTATCGTCAATTCTGCCGACAATAAAAGAAACCACGAAATTAAGTCAGTGGTGGTTGAGTTGGCATTTGAGAGAAAGGATGAGGATTTGGAGGAGCGTTTGGAAGAGCTGTGGTCTACCCATGAGCTCTTTTTTGAAGCTCAAGAAGAAACTTTTATTGAGACTGAAAGGCTTTATGTCAAGCCCTACACAGTCTATCTCTACTAGAGGAGGAATGACATGGAAAATAAAGTGACCTATGGTCTGAAAAATGTACACGTTGCACCCGTTACTAGCATCAGTGCTGAGACAGGGGTGCTGACATACGGAGAGATTTTCCGTTTCCCTGGTGCAATGGAAATCACTCTTGAACCAAAAGGGGAATCAGGTGCTATTCAAGCAGATGATATTGACTACCACTTCATGAATGCCAACGAAGGTTATGAGGGTAAATGGAAAGTACCTCACATCATTGATCAATTTGCTACCAAGATTCTTGGTGAAATCAAAGACACAGAGACTGGTGTATTGACAGAAAAAGGCGATGCCGAGCCAACACCGTTTGCCTTGATGTTTGAATTTTCAGGGGACAAGAATAAGACCCGACATGTGTTCTACTATTGCTCTGCTAGCCGTCCAGCAACTGGCTCTAAGACAAAGAGCGGTACAAGCGTCAATGAGCGAGAATTGACTTTCAATGCTAGCCCACGTCCGCTTGATACTGTAGTGAAACGCTCGGTCACTTCGGCAGACAAGAAAGAAGTCTATGACAATTGGTTCAAGAAAGTCTATGAGCCAGCTGCAGTTGGTGGATAAGGAGGTCTTGCATGCGTAAAATTATTCCGATTGGTGATCAGGAGTATGAGTTGGCCACAAATGGCTATACTCCTATCGCTTACAAGGAAGAGTTTGGTAAGGACTACTTTCAAGACTTGTTTTCAATGTTGAACAGTCAAGCACTCTTGTCTGAACTGGATAAGTTGGAACCTGGTCAGGAATTGCAAGCCAGCAATATTGACATGTCTGTTCTTGCTGACTTTGACATGACTTTCTTCAATCGTCTTTTCTGGACCTTTGCCAAGTCTGCCAACCCTCGTATCAAGCCTTATGCTCAATTCTTCATGGAAATGGAAGAGTTCCCTGTCCAAGAAATCGGACAAGACCTGATGGAAATGTTGAATGCGAGTATGGCCACAAAAAAGCACCAGATGAGTCAGAAGATGCAAGCGATGAAATCTTCACGGTAGAGTCCTATCTTTCCTGCTGTAAAGAGACTGGTCTGTCCATCGATGATCTAAAACATATTTCAATCGGAATGGCTCTGGATTATCAGACGGATTATGTGAATTTACGCAGTAAAGATAAGGGTGGCGAAAGAAAAGCTACTCAAGAAGATTTTGACAACTTTTAAGAAATTAGCAGTGCTGAGAGAGTGATTCTAGGGTCAAGTTCCTTGTAGTAAGTGGACTTTCGGTCATAGATGAGCTTGTAAGCTCTGCTATTTTTCGTTTGAGGTGGGAGGGTCGGCAATTTTCAAAGGAAAGGAGGAAATAAATGGCAAGTAACATCAAAGGAATTAAGATTGAAATTGATGGGGACACGCAACCCTTACAGAAGGCTCTGAAAGATGTCAACAAGAACGCCACTGAAGCTACTAAGGAGCTGAGACAGATTGATAAGGCCTTGAAGTTTGATACTGGCAATGTAACCTTGCTGACCCAGAAACAGGAAGTCTTACAACAGCAGGTATCAAATACCAAGGAGAAGCTTGAGACTCTGAGACAAGCTCAAGCACAGGTTGAGAAGCAATTCCAGAATGGAGACATCGGAGCTGATCAGTACCGTGCTTTCCAACGTGAACTAGAAACTACTCAAAATGTCCTCAAGGGTTACGAGAATAAGCTTGAAAATGTCAATAGAGCTCTGGCCAATAATGGTCAAGCTGTAGAGACCAATGTCAGCCAACTGAACAGCCTACAGAGTGAGCAGAGTCAGTTAGCATCCGAAATGGACAAAGTGACCAGTGCTTTCAAACTACAAGAGAGCGAGCTCGGTCAGAACGCTTCCGAGTCTGAGAAAGTCGCCCTTGCTCAGAAGAAGATTGCTGCTCAATCTGAAATCGTCGAAAAACAAATCTCTAACCTTGAACGACAGTTGGAACTGACAAAGAGCGAGTACGGTGAGAACTCTACTGAAGCAAACAAACTAGAGAAATCCTTGAACGAAACCAAGACAGCGTTCAATGGGTTGCAGTCTGAAATGAATGGAATGACTGGTGCTAGTGCTAGCGTTAAGTCGGACTTATCAGAAACCAATCAATTACTCAAAGCCGACTTGCTCATGGACTTTAGTGATAAGCTCAGTCAAGTTAGTGACAAGTTGATAGAGCTTGGGCAGAATGCACTGGAAGCCTTCAGAGAAGTCGATGCTGGGATGGACACTATCATCACAAAGACTGGCACAACAGGACAGGCTCTGGATGAGATGATTGGGATAGCTGAAAATATAGCGACCTCTATCCCTACGGATTTTGAAACTGCTGGCAGTGCTGTTGGTGAAGTCAATACTCAATTTCAGTTGATGGGTGAAGCTCTGCAATTAACGGCAGAAGATATGATTAAATTTGCTGAAATCAATGGAACTGATGTTGCAGCAAGCACGGTCAATTCTAAGCGAGCCTTGGAAGCCTATGGTCTATCTGTAGATTGGCTGAGCGATGTCCTGGATTCTACAACGTATGTTGCTCAATTGACTGGAGTATCAGTTGATGACTTGATGAAGAAAGCGACTGATGGGGCGCTTCAAATCAAAGCTCTTGGGCTGGAATTTGATGAAGGTGTGACTCTCATCGGACAATTTGAGCAAGCTGGCGTGGACTCATCTGCTACATTGGGTACTTTATCGAAGGCCGCAGTCAACTATGCCAAAGACGGCAAGACCATGAAAGAGGGTCTTGCTGAAACCATCGATAAAATCAAATCCAGTACATCCGAAACAGATGCTCTTACAATAGCATCCGAAGTGTTTGGTACGAAAGCGGCACCTAGAATGGTTGATGCCATTAAGCGTGGAGCTTTTTCTTTTGAAAACTTGGCAGGAACTGCTGAGAATGCAGCTGGAGTTGTCAGTACGACGTATGAAGCAACGTTAGATCCGATAGATAGATTCACCATAGCTCAGAATGAAGCGAAACTGGCCATGGCTGATATTGGAAACGCTATATCAGAAGTGTTAGCTCCAATCATGGAAGTGTTAGTTGATGTATTGAAGAGCGTGGTTGAATGGTTTAATGGGTTAGATAGCCCTGTGAGAAACTTCATTGTTATCATTGGTCTAGTTTTAGCAGCTGCTGGAACGTTACTCCCAATCATTATTGGGCTAGCCGTCGGGTTCTCTACGTTATTACCATCAATTATGGGAGTTGTCACAGCTATGGCTCCAATTGTCGGGACAGTCCTAGGAGTTATAGCTGTAATAGGTCTTTTAGTTGCAGCAATAGTTTATCTATGGCAAAACAATGAAGGTTTCAGAACTGCTGTTACAGAGATATGGAATACCATTATGTCTGTCATCAATACGATTGTGCAGCAAATATCTGATTTTGTGATGTCTATTTGGGGGACCTTGTCTACATGGTGGGCAGAGAATCAGGAATTGATTCGAGCAACCGCTGAGACAATTTGGAATGCCATTCAATCCGTCATTCAGACTGTCATGAGCATACTTGGTCCGCTTATTGAAGCTAGTTGGAACAACATTCAATTGGTTATCTCAACTGTTTGGGAAGTTATCAAGACGGTTGTTGAAACAGCCATTAACGTTGTTCTGGGCATTATCACAGCAGTCATGCAGATTATTACTGGTGATTGGTCAGGTGCTTGGGAAACGATAAAAGGAGTATTCTCAACAGTCTGGAATGGTATTCAGAGCATTGTTCAGACGATTCTATCCGCTATTCAATCCTTTATCGGAAATGTGATGAGTGGTATATCTGGTACGATTTCAAACATTTGGAATTCGATCTCAGGAACCGTCAGCAACATCCTAAACGGGATATCAAACACGGTTTCAAACATCTGGAATGGTATAAAGAATAGCATTTCCAATGCCATCAACGGTGCAAGAGATGCTGTCTCAAATGCTATCAACGCTATTAAAGGCTTGTTCAACTTTCAAATTCGTTGGCCACACATTCCTTTGCCACATTTCAGCATCTCTGGCTCAGCCAACCCTTTGGATTGGTTGAAAGGTGGGGTGCCGAAAATCGGTATTGAGTGGTATGCCAAGGGTGGTATTTTGACCAAGCCGACAGCATTTGGCATGAACGGTAATAATCTCATGGTTGGTGGTGAGGCAGGCAATGAAGCTATCTTACCGCTTAATGATAAGACACTCGGAGCAATTGGCCGTGGTATCGCTCAGACAATGGGAGGTAGCACACCAACCATCAATATCACTATTACAGGGAACGTTGTCCGTGAAGAAGCTGACATCACAAAGATTGCCAATCAAGTCGCTCAGCGTATCGCAGATGAGCTTCAACGTAAAACACAATTGAGAGGAGGGTAAACATGATTAGACATAATGAATTAGTGATTGACGGTGTGAAGACATCGTCTTTTCCTTTCAAAGTGATTGTGCATGAGTCCCCTTCTGTCACGTTGGGAGATAGCAAGACCAATCTGCTGGAACATGACGGCATAAGTGGAGCGATTGTGCAGACTAACAAGCACCGGGGGTTGATTGAAAAATCCTACACAATCTATCTTGTCAAACCAACAGAGGAGCAATTGAACAAGTTCATGAGCTTGTTTATCCGCGAGAAGTTTTGGCTTGAGAATGAGCGTGTGAAGACTACACGGCTCTGGTGCTACAAGGCAAGCGCTATAGATGCGGAACAAGAGAAACCTGGTCTTTATGTGACCAAGGTAACCTTTACTTGCCACCCTACTAAGTTTTTTAAGAACACAGACACCCAGACTTTGACCGGCAATGGGGTTTTAAGGGTACAAGGGTCAGCTCTTGCTTTTCCGAAGATTACAGTAGTTGGCCAGAGCGCTGCTGAGACATCGTTTACGATAGGTAACCAAGTAATTAAACTTGAAAAGCTCTCAGAATCGCTTGTGATGACCAATGATCCTGACAATCCTAGCTTTAAGACGGCAACTGGCAAGCTCATTAAGTGGGCTGGAGATTTTATCACAGTTGACACTGCTAAGGGGCAGAATGTTGGTGTGGTATTGGGACCAGGCATAACGTCATTAAAATTTGAAACAGTTTGGGGGTGGGCATAGTTGCTTTATTTACTTGATAAGGATGTCAAGACAGTAAAATGGAATGGTATTCCGCTACATGAAGCTAGCTCTGCTATTGTCAAAGAAGAAACCAACGGTGATTTCTACATAACTGTTCGCTATCCTATCACTGACTCAGGTATCTATCAACTTATCAAAGAAGATATGCTGATAAAGGCACCGACTCCTGTCCTTGGCCCACAGCTTTTTAGGATTAAAAAACCTGTAGAAAATGATGACAGTCTGGACATCACCGCCTACCATATTACTGACGATGTCATGCAACGGTCTATCACTCCTGTAAGTGTAGTTGGTCAAGGCTGTGCTATGGCACTGTCTCAGATGGTACAAAATGCCAAGACTGGTTTAGGAGCTTTTTCTTTTACCAGTGACATCATGGACAGTCGAACTTTTAACACAACTGAGACAGAGACGCTTTACTCTGTTCTGATGGATGGGAAACACAGTATCGTTGGAACGTGGGAGGGTGAGCTTGTCCGTGATAATTTTGCTCTGACTATCAAGCGGAGCCGTGGTGCTGACCGTGGGGTTGTCATCACGACACATAAGAACCTCAAGTCTTACCAACGAACCAAGAACTCTCAAAGCGTAGTCACTAGGATACACGCTAAGTCAACTTTTAAGGCAGAAGGTGCTGATGAAGAAACAACCATCACCGTGACAGTTGATAGTCCACTTATCAGCAATTATCCATATATCAACGAAAAAGATTATGAGAATAATAACGCTAAGACAGTGGATGAGCTGAGAAAATGGGCTGAGGCTAAGTTTAAGAACGAGGGTATTGATAAGATATCCGATGCCATTGAAATTGAGGCCTATGAGCTTGATGGTCAAGTTATCCATCTAGGTGATACAGTTAACATCAAAAGCAGGAAGCACGATGTAGACCTCTACAAGAAGGCTATTGCATACGAGTACAATGCTTTGACGGAAAAGTACATCTCTATCACGTTTGACGATAAGCCTGGTGTAGGTGGCTCTGGTGTATCTAGTGGCGTATCTAATGCCGCTGATGTTATTTTGGGAGTAAATGCAAACGCTCAAGAAATTGCAGTTGAGAGAGCTATCAGAAATGCCAACCAAGCCTTTGATGCTGAATTTGAAAAGCGAGTTGAGGAAATCAATGACGGTATCGAGCAGTCAAGGGCGGAGGCTGAGCGACATGCTGATCAGATAAAGACTGAGATTAGTCAGGAATTTGATGCTTTTGAACAAGAGTATCAGGTAACTAAACAAAGTCAAAGTCAGCAGATAGCTGACATCTTGGCAAAGGCTCAGGCTAATACCATTTTGGCTACTGATGCAAAAAATATTGGCAATCAAGCAAAAGCAGATGCAGCTAATGCTCTGTCAAAAGCTATTCAGTATAAAAATGAGGCAATCGCTGAAGCAACTCGGCTCGACACAGTCGAAAGACAGGCTACGGAAACAAAGTTGGCAACAGCTAAGAGTCAAGCAATATCAGAAGCAACTAGGCTGGTTGAAACTGCCAAAAGCTTATTATCTGGACAGATATCTAATATATCTACAGATTTGAGCCAAACCAAGGAAGCTATCAAGTTGCTTGCAACCAAGGCAACTGTTGATACGCTGACTGGTCGTGTATCGTCGGCCGAGGCTATGATACAAGTACAAGCTGACCAGATTTCTCAACGTGTCAAAACTAGCGATTTTGACCAAGCGGAACAGCGTATCTCAACAGCTGAAAGTTCCATCACACAGCTTGGCAACAGGATAACAACCGAGATAAGTGAGACGGTGGCGAAGATACCGACTGAGATTGGAACTAACAATCTCTTCATTCTATCAGGAAGCACAAAGGGCATCTACAAAAGCAATCTGCATCAAGACGTAAAAAGTCTCAGATATGCTTATGGTCCAAAAATATTGATTGATAGTCAAGCGACTTACACGTTACAATCCTGGAGTAACATCCTAAATGATTTTAGTTGGTTAGGGTATAGCCAACTGGACTCAAATGGTGTCCAAATACCTAATACTTATGTCACAATTTATCCTGCAAGACTTCAAAAGTATTATAGACGAGACATAATTACTCACAATAGCGCAAAATACATCCAGTTCAGCTTCAGCGACGATGTTTTCGGAGATACCCCAAATCTAAAAATAAAGCTTGAAAAAGGAATGATTGCGTCAGACTGGTCACCTGCTCCTGAAGATGCCGTAGCAGAGATTGAGAATGTTAAAACTGCTATCACTCAAACCACTTACGGTCAGGAGCAACTATCAACCAAACTAACTGAGACGCAAGGTAAAGTCACTATTGCCGAAACAAACATCAGGCAATTAGTTAATGTTGTGTCAAGTAAAGTCTCTCAGGAAACTTTTGACAATCTAAAAAGGACAGTTGATAGCCAAGGAACGTCCATTAGTCAAAACCAATCTGCTATTGCTCTGAAGGCGGAAAAGACTTATGTAGACGGAGTGAAAACAACCGCTGATAGCGCCTTGTCTAAAGCGAATGCTAATGCTGATTCAATTAGGACTGCAAAAGCTGAATTGAAAGTCACATCTGATGCAGTTGCTACAAAAGTCTCTCAGAGTGATTTCAACGCTGTTGACCAGCGACTAACAAGTGCTGAAACCACAATTAGAACCCAAGCAGGTTTAATTGAACAACGGTTGACCAGCACACAGGTAGAATCTCTGGTGGTTGGGAAAGGATATGCAACTAGTACAGTTGTCCAAAATTTGGTCAAGGAGACTTCTGACGCTTTTAAGAAGTCAATCAGTGAAACAAAGAAACTTATCCCCACTAATTTTGACAATACGAACCTATTATCGGTTAGTAACTTAAAAAATGGTTGGTTTGACAACGAAGGGATTCTACGATTGACAACAATGTATGTCAGTACTGATTATATTGAATTAGATAGCAATACAAGTTACATATGGCAGACTTGGACAAAATCCAGCAATTGGGCAGGACTAGTGCTATTTGATTCACAAAAACAATACATTACAGGATCATACAGATCAGTTACTGTTGATTCGTATGTAAAACAAACAATAGAGAGCGGAAATGCAAAATATATTGTTTTTTCGTTTGATAAATCAATTCTTGACGGTGCTATAAAATCTAAACTTGAAAAGGGAGCTATTGCCACAGAATGGGTACCAGCTTATCAAGATCTAGTATCTACTACTGAATTTCATGAAGTAGCTGATACAGTAGATAGTCACAAGAGAACAATTTCTGAACAAGGTCAGTCTATTAGTCAAGTGATCCAAACAGCTAACGGACTAGTAACAAAAGTATCTGCACTTGATAAATCTGATAATCTGTTTTCGTTTGAAAAATCAACAAAAGGTTTTTGGATTGACAGAAATGGTTCAGCAATTGCGGGAAAGACTTATTCGCATTCGGATTTTTTAAAGTTAGCATCAGATGGCACTTATCAACTGCAGGTTTGGAATAAATCGACGGATAAAAAGTGGATAGGTTATACAAAATATACTTCTGATAAATCTTACATTTCAGGTAGCTATAGTTCATTTGAAATTGAGTCTAACGGATACAAATTACTAAGTTTTACTAATTTTGATGGCTATCTTATTATTAGTTATGGTAGTTACACAACTGATAATATGACAGGACTTGAAATTCAATTTGAAAGAGGTTTGGTAGCCACAGCCTATAAACTATCTACATTAGACTTTGCCACTCAAACCCAAGTCAACACTCTTGCAGGGTCATGGTCTGTACAGAACCTGAACAGCTCTGGCGACATCTTGTCACAAGCCAACCTGTCATCCGCTGAATTCTTGTTGGAAGCGGCTAAAATTCGTTTGAAGGGCAAGACCTTGGCTGATGAAATTCAAGCGATTGACGGTAAGTTTAAAACGCTCTTTGTTGCAGATGGTACCTTTGCTAAATTAAATGCAAACGTTATTGACTCTCAAACAATCACAGCGGACAAGTTAAAGGTTGACCAAGCTTTCTTTACTAAGTTAATGGCCAATGATGCTTATCTAAAACAACTTTTTACCAAGTCAGTTTTTACCACTCAGGTTCAAGCTGTCACATTGTCGGCAAGTAAGATTTCAGGTGGAATTTTGACCGCGACCAACAAAGCTATGGAAGTCAATCTAAACGCAGGCCAAATCCTGTACTATACAGATCAAGCGGCACTCAAACGTGTTTTAAACGGCTATCCTACCCAGTTTGTCAAGTTCGCAACTGGCACGGTTACCGGTAAGGGCAACGCAGGAGTAACCGTGATTGGCTCCAACCGTTGGAATACTGAATCGTCAAATGACGGTGGATTCGTGGGAATCCGTGCTTGGAACGGTGCAAATATCGATTCGCTTGACCTTGTTGGTGACGATATCAGGTTGGCAAGCTCTGCTTTTGATAGTCCTGACGGTTGGGATGTAAGGACTCTTGACTCTGGTCTAAGAATTGCACCTCACAATAGAGCAGCAGAGCGGAATAGTCGAATTGAGGTTGGAGATGTGTGGATTATGAAAGGAAACGGAACCTATTCATCATTACGTGACATTCTCAATGCTTTCAATGGAAACTTCTCAAAAGGTCCAAATGCTGATTCCTATACTTACTACCCTAATGGATTCTAAAACTAGAAAGGAATAATATGACACAAGAACAACAACTCATCCAAGCGCTACGCTTGACAATCGACGAATTGACTAGCAAGCTAGCGGAAGAATCGACAACGAAGAATCTGCTAGCCGTCCAATTGACAGCTGCTGAACAGAGCAATAAGGTACTCACTCAGCAAAATGCAGAGCTTCAAGCACGAGTATCCGAACTGGAAGCTCTACTCGATGAACAAACCAAACCAGAAACCATTGAACAAGAAGGAGAATAATCATGACTGAAACTACTAACAATACTTTACTCGACTTATCAACTATTACAGAACCATTTGACCTTGCGACAGCGCTGACCTATATGAAAGAACATGGAGAATTTATCCGTTGTAAGTCAGCGACACAAGACTTCTATATGTACCGTGACGTGCAGAAACGTCCTGCAATTGTGAATGGTCGCCGTAAATTTGTGGACGTGGAAACTATCTGGGCTTTTAACCAATGGGGCGGTACCGCTGCGACAATTAATATTGCTGATATGCTCAACGAAGAGTATTGGATCATGAAATTTGATGAGAATGGAAATCCAGACTGGACAGACCCAACATTGCCAAAAGAATAGGAGGAATTCTATTGCCAATCGAACATGCAGAACGAATAGCTCAAAGCCAAGTGGCTTGGGCTATTTTGTTTATTATCTTATTTTTCTTGGTTGTTAGTTATCTGATTAAAACATCCAACAGACGTGAAGCTAAACTGATGGAATTTTACGACCAATCCAAAGCTGACTCTAAAATGAGGGAAGAACGATTGTTGGCTCATTTAGATGCAACTAACACACAATTTGGCAGAATTTCGGACACTTTGGTTGACGTGCAAAAAGAGTTGGTCCGAATGAACGATCGCATGGACAATTTTGAAAGAGGAGAATAATCATGACAAACATTTCAGAAATCATTATCAGTGCTGCCCTCGGAATTTTGACAATTTTGGGAGCTACGCTTATTAGTGCTATCAAGAGTTATATTGTGGCTAAAGGTGGCGAGAAGACTATCAAAATCGTTGAAATTTTGGCTCATAATGCAGTCAATGCGGTCGAACAGGTTTCTACGGAAACTGGCTTTAAGGGCAAAGACAAACTCGATGAAGCTAAAAAAGCTATTTTAAATGAACTAACCAAATACAACATCCACATGACTGACGAAGATTTGACCGTCTTTGTAGAGTCGGCTGTTAAGCAAATGAACAATGCCTGGAAGGAGTAACTATGGGAGTGAATATAGAAACTGCTCTTCGTTGGATGAGCGATCGCAAGGGTCGTGTGACCTATTCAATGGATTATCGAAACGGTCCGAATTCTTTTGACTGTTCCAGCTCGGTCTATTACGCTCTGATGTCCGCTGGTGCTATCTCGGCTGGCTGGGCTGTAAACACTGAGTATGAGCATGACTGGTTGATAAAAAACGGTTATACACTCATTGCAGAAAATACTGACTGGGTTGCCAAGCGTGGGGATATCTTCATCTGGGGTCGTCGTGGTCAGTCTGCTGGTGCTGGTGGTCATACTGGTATCTTTATTGACCCTGACAACATTATCCACTGCAACTACGCTCGCAATGGTATTACGGTTGATAACTACAACCAAACGGCCGCTGCTATTGGTTGGATGTATTGCTACGTGTACCGCTTGGCCAATCAAACCAGTACAGCAGGTAAAAGCCTTGAAACCTTGGTACAGGAAACTTTGGCTGGAAAATACGGCAACGGAGAGCAACGCAAGGCAGCTCTTGGTAATCAATATGAACCTGTCATGGCAGTTATCAATGGCAAGGCTACGGCACCTAAAAAGACTGTTGACCAACTGGCTCAAGAGGTAATTGCTGGTAAACATGGCAACGGTGAGGCTCGCAAGCAGTCGCTAGGTGCTGACTATCCAGCTGTGCAAAAACGTGTCACCGAATTGCTCAAAAAACAGCCCTCTGAGCCGTCCAAGGCTCAAGAGGTAAAACAACCCACGGAAACCAAAACAAGCCAAACTGAGCCAACTGGAAATGCCACAGTAAACAAAGAAGAGGGTGACCTCTCTTTCAATGGGGCTATCTTAAAAAAAGCGGTTCTGGATAAGATTCTGGCCAACTGTAAGAAACATGACATCTTGCCAAGTTATGCTCTGACGATTCTGCACTATGAGGGGCTTTGGGGCACTTCTGCCGTCGGTAAGGCCGATAACAACTGGGGCGGTATGACCTGGACCGGCCAAGGCAACCGTCCGAGTGGTGTGGTGGTGACTCAAGGTTTGGCTCGACCATCAAATGAGGGTGGCCAATACATGCACTATGCCACAGTTGACGATTTTCTGACAGATTGGTTCTATCTGCTAAGAGCTGGTGGCTCTTATAAGGTCAGCGGTGCTAAGACTTTCAGTGAGGCTGTCAAGGGCATGTTCAAAGTTGGTGGTGCAGTCTATGATTATGCTGCTAGCGGATTTGGCAGCTACATTGTCGGAGCTTCCAGCCGACTCAAGGCTATTGAGTCGGAAAATGGGACACTGTCCAAATATGATACTGCTACCGTCACAGATGTCGGTAGCAAAGATCACATTGACATCACGATTGATGGCATTGAAGTCATCATCAATGGCGAAACTTACAAACTGGAGAAGAAACCAGTATAATACACAAACAAAGCCCTCAGCAATGCTGGGGGCTGTTTTCTATTGTGACGAATATTTTTGATGAAATATTTTCTAAAAATATTTGTTAAAAACAAGTGTTTTGTGTTGACAAGTGTTAAAAACAAGTGTATAATATAATTAAAGATAAGGAAAGGAGATAAGCCAATGACAGAGCGAGAGCTTAAGAAGATTGCTAAGAAGCAAGGTTTCAGTAAAACAAACTTTGGCAAAGGGTCTCACGAGGTTTGGAAACATCCAGACGGACGGACAGTGACGATACCTAAACCAAAAGAAAAGGATTACAGACCAGGCACACTAAGCAACATTCTAAAAGTCTTGTACGGGGAGTGAGGGCACTCCTCCCTGTACCCCTAAAGGGGTTACTCTGATCATTGGCTTAATCTATCACTATGAAATATAATTATTTAGCATTGTTTGAAGCAGATAAGGAAAATGGTGGCTACAGCATTTCTTTCCCTGATTTCCCTGGAGCATTTAGCGAAGCTGATAATCTAAGCGAAGCTATTTTCAACGCTCGTGAAGTTCTTGAAATCTATACCGTCATGTTTGAAGATGAAGGTAAAGAATTTCCTAAACCATCATCATTCAAAGCACTTGCAAGCAATCTAGCAAGCGATGATGATGTGATTCAGGCTATCTCTGTTGATACTGAACTTGTCCGTGAGCGTGAACGATCTAAAATCGTCAATAAGACCGTCACACTACCAAGCTGGCTTGTTGAAATTGGAAAAGAAAACAAGGTCAACTTTAGCCAGCTATTACAAAAAGCAATCCGTGAGGAATTGCAGGTATAA